CATAGACCTCCTTTAACATGCAGCCGAAATAATAAACCAGTAGCCTTTGAGAAACTGCGCCTGTATTAGGGTGCTACTTGGGATCGTGCTAGGAAATGGATTGTAAATCTCTAACCGATCCCTTTGCCGAAACTGTCCATAATTCTCGTCCCAATCCCAAACGTACCAATAGCCCGAGCCTGGATAAGACCCACTGCCAGAAGTTATTGTGCCGTCTGTATAGCCGGTGTAAATCGGCGTGCCAAAGTCAAAAGTAAAATATGGCTCTGGACCGTTTTGGCTCTGCAACCAAACAATAGGCGTTGTTTGGTAAGGGACTTGATCTGTATTGTAGTTTTCTATTGCGTAGTTTTCGTCGGCATAAGGGTAAACGGTCCCCCACTCCCATTTGCCTTGGATGTCTCCGTTTTCGTCCCATTCGACAGCGAGCCAACCGTATCGGTTTTTATGTGTTACGTCTCTGCCGATCAGCTTAGCCCAGAAGCCATTAGGCGATGGTCTATGAGACCCGCCCTTTGCAGGGCGGGTCTTTTTAATGCCTTCAACATATCTGGTACTGGCTGCCACCCTGGCAGCATCTTGTTTACTAAATCCAACCATTAAAAATTAAACACTCCAGAATAAGGCAATTCATCATAGCAGCGAAACGTCAGATAGTGCGGCGGGTCACCCTCTGGTAGTCGCTCGCCTGCTCCATCTAGCAAAACTGGATCAGTAACAGGCGAGCCACTGATATAGATAGCCCTTAGATTACCGGCATCTAGCTCTCTTGTACCACGGTCAAGAATAACGTGGTCGAAAGTTTCTACACGAAAATCGAACGAATACGACACCTGATAATATGCGCCATACTCGGCATCGTATTGCTTTGTTGCTGAGATATTGGAACAACGCCATTGACGAGGATTACCACCATACCAACTGTCACTATTTACGCTATTGACATATGCGAGCGCAACACTAACAGGGAAGGTTGCCTCGTTTCTGGTGACGTTAAGAACTAGCCTGCTATCGTCGATGGTGACCGGATCGGCAAACGGGTCACCCGCAGAATTGACAATGGCATCATTAAGAATATCGCTGTCTACAATCTTCTCATACTGATTAAAGCTCCACTGAATATCAGTCGGCTGGAGCAAAGGGTTTTTTTCGCTCTCGTCCCAAGGCCCATAAGAACATGTCACCGTCCACGTTTTGCCGTCATCACTGTCACAGCTAGTGCTTATTTCTTTTGCAATTGCTCCAGCGTCACTAGGGTGGGCCGTGCCTGCACTTATACCGGTTACTATTACCCATCCGTTTTCTACTGTTACAGCGTCATCGGTTGCGCTGTCGGTCTCCACAATCCATTGACGGCTATAGGTTCTTTCGTTCTTGACGTTGTGCGTTGACGATCTATCTTTTTGCTCTTGTACTGTTACGACTGCCATACAGGTATGTAGGTAGGACGAGCGGTTTCTTCTGGCCTGCGGCCAGAAGAAACCGCGATCCATTGGCCTGCGGCCAATGGATCGCTATACCGGCTGCAACTGTTCCTCGATCCCCTTGTTTTTCCACCAGGACAACATGGCATCCACGCCCTTAGCAATGGCTTTTGTATTAACAGCTACTTCGTCTTTCTCGCTCTTGCCGAATTGATGTTTAAGTATGGCTGTACGAGCTTCGGCAGTGCCTCTTAGGGCTGCCGATGCAAATTTGGTTTCGTGTTGCTCTGGCTTGAACTTTGAAACGCCTTCAAAGCCTGCCTTTGCTAGACCGGCTGCGATCCCTGCATATGCTTTGACCTTGCCGGTAATTGCACCCCACAAGTCAAGTTGCTTGGCAGGTTCGATAGCGGCTGTTGCCTCTTCGGCTGGTTTCTTTAAGAGCCCTAATTCTTTTTTGCGTTGCTGTAAGAAGTCCGAAAAACCAGAGCCCATATTTGCGTCTATTGCTCCGATCTGATCTTGTATTGTCTGCTCTAGTGCTGTCCTTTCTCTGGCGGGGATGCCTTCTAACAAAATCGAAAAATCAGGCGGGGTAAATTGTATCTTGTGCTTGCCTAACGATTTAATGTACTTGATAACTTCGCCGATGTTTTTAATTAAGCCTTTGAAGTTCGCAATCTGGAACTTGACATAATTTACAATCACCTGTGGCAGGACGGCTGTAAAAAAGTGCTTGAAGTTCTCAGCGAATTTAATCACCGACAAGTAGACAGACAAGAAGCTACGCTGCGCAAGTGTTCGCCAATTCTTTAGGCCATATTCGACGGCGACCAAAGCAGAGACAATAAAGTCCTGCCAAGAGCTAAAGCCAGACGTAAAATCTGGCAGAAACTTCGAAATGATCGGACCCCAATAGGCTGACACTGCATCCCAGATAACTTTTATTTGCTCGCCCAAAGAAAAAATGATTGCCTTGACAACGCCAAAAGAGGCTTTAATCGCTGGACTCCACTCTTGTATTTTAGCGAGCGAGTTTTGCGCAAATTCGGTTACGTTGCCGAGTATGTCCTTAAAGTTGAACTCTGATATTAGAAGTTGGCCTAACTCCATAAGAACGAAACTGACATTATCTTTTAAGGTGCTAAAAAGACCTGAAAGTGATGTCGATTGTTTAGCCATTGCCCCATGAAAAATATTTCCCTCACTGGTAACGGTTTGTAAGGCCGTCTGCACGTCAGCCAAAGACAACTTGCTAGTGCTGGCCATCTTCTTAATCTCGATAGCCGTTACGCCTAGTTGTTTCGCTAACAGGTCGTACACTGGCACCCCTCTATCAGCGAGCATATTTATATCGGAAGTTTGTATGAAGCCGCCTCCGGCTTTGGCACGACCGACAATCCCTATGTATTCACCTATAGGCTTACCCGTGGCAGCCGCCACGTCTCCAAGCACCTTAATTTGTTGCATTACTTCATCAGCGCTGAAACCAAAAGCGAGCAACTTCTGTGCGCCCTCTCTTAACTCTGGCAATTGAAAGGGAGTGCTTGCTGCAAATTTAGACAGGTCAGACAAAAACGCCTTTGCCTTATCGCCATCTTTAAGAAGCATTTCAAAAGCGATAGATGCGGTCTCCATTTCGGCAGCTAATTTAACACCCATTGCCAAAGAGCCACCGATACCGGCAAGACCGGCAAGGCCCGCTGTTGCTGCGCCGAGTGGCGTTATAAAACTTTTGAGCTTGCCACCTAGCGAGCCAATACCAGAAGAGAAAGAACCGAGTTTACCCCTTGCAGCTTTGAGGTTCTTAAAAAATGAACCAGTCCGCAAAACCATGCCTATATTGATACTGCTAATCGTTGCCAATCGGCCCCCTTACTGCGCCCGCTCTTAGCTGGGCAAACATTTGTTTCGCTGTCTTCTTTCGTTTCTTACCTGGTATAAAGTCTTGTGGCTTGTGCCTTTCTTTTGACCAAAGGTTAGCGACAGTGGCGCATTGGATACCATGCGCCATCCACGGATCGTATAGGGGCTCTATCCGGTCGTATGCGATCCAAGCCGATAGCTCTTTACTGCTCATTAGTGATACCTCTTCTACTGTCTTATGCAGTGCCAAGGCGAGCCTATGCAAAAAGCACCTTAGCCCGTTTTTTTTAAGTCGCCTTCAAGTTCGGCAACGTCATCGGCTGTCATCGCATTTAAGCGGATACAAGCCCGAAAGATCCGATCTAATGCGGCCCCTGACTTAGCAGATAAAGCCTTTATATCTTCGTCTGCAAAGATCCGTTTACCGCCTTCATCAACAATACAAAGTGCTGCCAAGTGGGATCGAAAATTATCTTTCGAACCCTGTAAACAACTGGCCTCGAAACGATCCCTTTCGCCTGCCGTTAAAGACCGTACTAGGACATTGCCGCCCCACTCAGGCACAAGAACCTCTTCTCGTGGCCTGTCATCAGCTTGTAGAATTTGTTCTTTATTTAGCAACTGGCCTCCTTACGTGATTGTTGGCGTTGTGGTCAGTTGAAATGTTGCCTCACCTGATACATCGCTTTCATCTTCGGCGCTTAATTCGAAATTGGTAACACAACAATTGCAGGTCCAGGTCTCATTAAGACCGCTGGCATCTGAGTAAGTAACAACTAGGTCGGCCTCTGTCCCTGCCGTAAGGGCAGTCATTAAACCTGTATGTCCTGCCTCTGTTGAGTCATAAACAAAAGAGACCGTTACCTCACCGGGCTCGGCCTTACCACTTGCCCTATGGGTCTTGACTGTCGAGCCCATCCAATCGCCACTTTCTATAGTGCCTTGTGAATAACTAGGACCGTCTATAGACTGGACGTTCGGGATTGCAACTGAATTAAACGAAACTGTGCATAGTTCTGCATTTTCTGGCATTTAATACCTCCAATAAGTAACTGAGGTATCTATGCAGAACCGCCTAAAGAAATCCCACCAGCCAAAGAAAGCGTTTCAACAACTGGGACTTGTCCACCGATTGCAGGACCAGCTACGCCTAGAGTAGGCGTTGTGATCTTGTAGCGTATAAGGTAGTCAACAGACCTGCGATAGATCCAACGATCAGAGCCGTCTGTAGGCTCGTCAACGTAGCCAATCTCATT